CAACAAAAAAACCAATAGAAACACAATATTTGAAGTTTACGAAAAACTTGAGCAAATGGAACTTAACTCAAAAGTTGACCCAAGAAGTCAATGTAATCACGTTTGGGAGCAGGAAGTGCCTTTTGGCTCAACAAGCCAACCAAGACAAAAATGTGTTATTTGCGGAGTACAATTAAATACTAATCACTTTACACAATAAACCTATGAAAAAATTAGATAAAATATTTTGGACTTTAATAATATTAACTTTTTGGCTTCCTTTTGTTTTTCAGGTTTCAGAGGTAAGACTTAAAGGAACTTCAAGTGAATACATAAATACAAGCCCAAACCTATCTTTAATGATAATTCCGTATGCCTTAATATCAATTTGGACTATCACTAAAATTTGGAAAAAAAAATAAATAAAATATGAAAACAAAACTTTTTATTGACCTTGAGTTTACAGGGCTACATCAAGCCACCACGCCAATTTCTTTAGGTATTATTTCCGAGTGCGGAAAAACATTCTATGCTGAATTTACAGATTACGACAGAACTCAACTTAATGATTGGTTAGATGAAAACGTGATTGCGAATACTTGGATTTCTAAACATAACCCTATTACTTCTATGGGAAGTGTTTATAGTGATGATTTACGTTGGGCTGATGTTCACGTTTTTGGCTCTTCAGACTACATCAAGCCGTTTTTAGAAGAATGGTTGGCACAATTTGAAGAAGTTGTAATTTGGTCTGACTGCCTTGCTTATGATTGGGTTTTATTTTGTAACATTTGGGGTCACGCTTTTAATGTTCCTAAAAATATATATTACATTCCGATGGATATTTGTACTGTGTTTGAAATAAAAGGTGTTGACCCTGATATTTCAAGAGAGGAATACTGCGAAATAGAAACTTTTAGAGAAGAAAAAACAAAAGTACTGCGCAATGATTTTCAATCAATTAAACACAACGCCTTGTGGGACGCTTTTATAATTCGTGAGTGCTATAACAAACTAATAAAATCTTGATTATGAAATTCACAAGCCCTTATAAGATGTCAATAAACTATACCGAGCTTTTTGATTTAATTTGCGAAGGACACGAAATACCTTGCTTTGTTGACTATTCTTTTAGAGATGATGATGTAAGAAAGTATAGAGATATTTGCAGAGTAAGAAGATTTGCGGAATTTGAAATATCTTTTGGCGCAAGAGGAATTGGTTACGGTGATGTTTCTTCTTGGCACAAAGAACAAGGGGTTAGAGAGATTGACTACTTTGTTGAATTATGTAAAAGCTTGAATGTTGAATTCATAGAAATTTAAAAAAATGGGTAATTGGAAATACTATGAAGATGTTGATTTTTCAGATGAAAACAACCTTCAATTCAATATTGATACTCGTGATTTTTACTGTTTAGCAAGAACCGTAGATGAACTTCTTGTAAACGGACAGGGTAATATTTTAGATACAAGCTTAATTGATAAAAGTCCTGCTGAAGAATACTATCATACCGAAGATGAATTAAAGTATTTAATTCAAAGATTTGCAAAAGAAAGTGGCGGTGACGGAGATTGGCGAAAGTTATCTTTAGTAAGCGACAATAAAAACGTGAATTTTTGGAATTTAAAATATCTTAGAATTACTCGATTAAAAAAAGGATTTTTAGTATGCAATAGAGAAAATTATATTTTAAGTAAAAGTGTTTTAAGTAGTCCGATAGAAAAAAGATATTTGAATCACGTTGCTGATAAAATTTATAAAAGATAGTCATTATGACAGAATTTGAATACACTAACGACCTCTACGATAAAGAAGTTGATTTAATAATCAAATTCATCAATAAAGAGATTGTTTTTATTAGAAAAAATAAAAAAAACTTGACGAGATATTTGTATTTACATAACATAAAAGGAAAAATACTTTATGCTGACTTCAATAGGTTTGTAGAAGAGATTCAAAGAATGGGGATTGAGATAAGATATTTAGAAGAAAAGAAATTAGAATACGTTAAAATTAAAGAAAAACAACAACAAAAAAAATAAAATGACGACACTATCTACAAGAGTGATTTCAAGTTTTAATACCTCTATCGAGAAGTATGAAAGAACCAATCTTACGGACTTACTTTCAGGAACTAACGTTAGCCCTCAAAAGTTCAAACAAATGCTTATAAACGAATTAGAACGCAATATAAAGCTACAAGAAGTTTTCCTTAAAAACCCTGCTTCTTTTTTCGCATCAGCTTTGTATTGTGCTGAACTAAATCTTTCGCCGTCAAGTTTAGTTGGCGAATTCTTCTTTACAGTACACAGAGAGCAAGTAAAACCTATTTTAGGATATAAAGGACTTGTTGCTCTTTTGCTTCGCTCTGACAAGGTTAAAAAGATTTGGGCGGAAGTAGTTTATAACGAAGACGACTTTGAGTATGAACTTGGTTTAGAACCTAAAATGGTTCATATACCTAACTTTAATTCAATCAAGACCTGTGATAACATCAAATGTATCTATGCTTGTGCTAAAATAGGAGAAGAAATCACTTTCAAAGTTATGACCCTTGAGGAAATAAAAACTATTGTTGAGGTTCTTGAAACGCCGAGTGAGTATTATTTTAATGACAAAAAAGACCCTGAAAAATGGTTGCTTAAAAAAGTTGTACTAAAACAAATGTCCAAACTTATGCCTAAAGAAGATGACAGGCTGTTAAAAGCCGTTTCTTTTGATGATAATGTAGAAGGTGGGGGTTATTTGGTTTTAGACGAAAACGACAGCGTAAGAGTAGTTCAAGGTACTGTAATCGGAAGACAAAAGAACAATAAGAAAAATAGTCTTTATCAGACTATTTCAAAATTAACAGAAAATCCATTGCCAACTGAAAATAATGATTTACATTTGAGTTCTGATACCGATGTTACTTCTGTAAGCTAACAACGATAACACTAAAGGACAACAATGCTTATTTTTAAATTTTATGGTTTCTTTTAAACATAATTGAAATTTGTTGATTTTTAAATATAGTCTAAAAACAGTTAAGACCCCATTCTTGTAAAAGTTTGGGGTTTTTTCTTATAAAATACGAAAAGTTGTTTTATTTTTATATTTACCTAAAAGTTGGTCGCTTAATGTTTTTCTATTCATTTTTAAATATTCAGCACACTCTTTTATACATTCAAAAATTATTCCCGTTTCTTTGCATATAACTTTTTTTGCTCTTGGATTTCCGCCATTTTTTTGTTTATCTCCAATTGATATTTTGCGTTTTAATTTTGATTCCTCTGTAAAAACCCTGTATTTAAAAGATTCTAATAGTTTTTGTTTTAATTCTTGAGTCATTTTTTTTCCAAATCTATGATTTTTAGAACCCATTCTGCCTAAAGACATCTTTTTTTTTGATTCTTCGGTAAAAATATATTTTTTTGAATTTACATCAGTAATCTTGCAATTTAACCCATTTTCTCCTAAAACATTATAATATACTTGATAATAATTTTCTTTTGTGTTTAAATCTTCTAAAGAACACTCTTCTATTATTTCAAATATATGATTTTCTATACCGTATTTTTCAAAAGACCTATTTAATCTTATTTGTGTTTTACTGTATTTGTAATCTCTCCACCTTTTTTTTATATCTTTAGATTGTCCTATATAAACTTTATTAGACGGAGATATTATTTTATAAATACCACAAATCATATTCCCCCATCAGTTATAGTCCAATTTTGAGGTGCGCCTGTTAATATGTTTTTACCCGCCTGACCTGCTATTGTATATTTAGCAGTTCCAAAAGTAATAGTAATATTTGGCTGAACCGAAAGCAAACTCCAACCATTATAAATTGAATTCAAATTAGTTGTAGAAAATGTTGCAGGGGTTTTATCAAACATAAAATTAGAAAAATCACTTACATTACTTATATCCCAAGCACCAATATCTTGATTAAAAGCAGTTGCGGAGCTAAACATATAACTCATATCCGTAACATTACTTACATTCCAACCGCCAATGTCTTGATTAAATGCAGTTGCACCCCTAAACATAGTACTCATATTATTAACACCGCTTACATCCCAAGAACCTATATCTTGATTAAAGTTTATCGCACTAAAAAACATATTACCCATATCAACAACATTACTTACATTCCAACCTCCAATATCTTGATTAAAGGCAAATGCACCAATAAACATAGAATTCATATTAGTAACATTACTTACATTCCAACCACTAATATCTTGATTAAAAGCAGTTGCACTTCCAAACATAAAACTCATATTCGTAACATTACTTACATTCCAACCACCAATATCTTGATTAAAAATAGAAGCGGAATTAAACATATCTACTAAATTTGTAATGTTAGATAAATCCCAATTTTCTAAATTATTAATTGTAGAAAAAGAATAAGTATTAAACATACCTTCTAATGTAGTCATTGTTGATAAGTCAGGAACATCCTGTACCGCTGTTAAATCTAAATTAACACAACCTCCAAAAACCCAATTTGAATAATCTCCAAGTATAACATTTCCAAATGTAGTAATGCTTAATATTTTGTCTAAATCTCCTGCTTGTTCAAAAGCAAAACCTTGAATTGTTCCAATTAAAGATATAGTATATATACCTGCCGAAGTGTAAGTATGCAATGTTTCTGCTTGATTCCAAGACGTAATCGTATCTTGTGTTCCATCTCCCCAATAAACTACAAAATCGTATGTGCCGTTACTTTTAAGTGGTAATTGAATTTGATTAAAAGCACTTGAACCCCCTGATGTATTGTTTGTGTCCCAAGTAGAAATAAATG